TGTTAAAAATCTATCAGTAAATCTTCTATAATCAGAAGCAACCATTTCTTGCGTAAAATCTTTATTATCAATCGTACCTTTATTTGGAGGTCCCTTTGGTCCCCACTCTTTATTTGCAAATGCTTCAATACCAACTGCTCTCATAAGTTGGCGAAGTTCGTCTGCTGCTGGTGTCTTTGCTCCACCTAAAATCCATTTGCCATTTGAATATTCAAAGCTTCCTTGACCATAGTCTGCTTTAAGATCAAGTTTGACTTCAAGTTTATGCTCTACACCATTATAGATAAATTTTGCGTCAGGAGCATTAGGATCAGATCCAGCAGGTTGAAAGTTCCTTGGAACTATTCCACCCATTTTTAGTTTATTATGGATTCTTCCTTCGTAAAGAAACCCCTGTTCTCCAGCCATTAGCTTTTATTGATATTTAGTGCTCAAGAGAGGACTTGAACCTCCACAGATAAATCTACTGGAACCTAAACCCAGCGCGTCTACCAATTCCGCCACTTGAGCAATATTCGCTATTCGCAAATAGCGAATGGAGAATAGCGGACTCGAACCGCTGACATCCTGCTTGCAAAGCAGGCGCTCTACCAACTGAGCTAATTCCCCACGTGACCCTTTCGGGTCGTTATGCTTATTCTACAGCATCACCGATAGATTCGTCAAGGTCGGTAATGACTGCACGCATCTCAGAAATTCTTTGAGGAACATGCTCATAAGAATATCCTTTTTGTGCCTCAAATAGCACTTGACGAACTACTGCTGCCTGATAGACAGAGAGTTTAATTGATATTGTATTCTTTTTAGTCATTCTGCGTTCTCCTAGACTCCCAATACTTTTGTCTTGCTTCTCTCATTTTTTGTTTGGTTTCTTCACTTTTTGGTTGTTTCCCTTTACCTTTTCTATTTTGACTCATTAACTTTTTTTCTTCTTCTGTTCTTTTTTTACCTCTTGTTGGATTATTTTCTCCAAGCATATATTCTTTTCGTTTTTGCTTAAAGTTTTCATCCATTTTTCTTCCCTTATTCTTTGAACGTATTTGTTCAATTAATTCTGGAGAATGTTTTTTACCATAAAAAGGATTTAAACTACCAGGCATAGAATTTCCAGTATTAGCACCTGATGCTATGTTACATAGCATAGGTTTCAAAAAGTTAATAAATTCCCATTCTCTAATTAATCCTCTCCACTTTGTTTGATAATATTTAAAGTGAATATTTTTTGTATCTTTTGGTTTAGGAACAAAATTTCCGTTTCTTCTTGGATGTGCTGCATATGCTCTTGTTTTATAAGAACCATATCCGACATAGTATGGAGTTTGATTTTCCCTTAACCAAAAATATACAACAGACATAATAGACATCAAAGACTATTATTATTTATAAGTAATCACCTATCGTCGGGTGCTCTATTTTCCGAAAAGTATGAGTCGAAAGCACCTTCAGGATAACGCTTGAGAAGTTTCTGCACATTCTTGGCGACAACATCATCAAGAGAAACACCAAGTGCCATACAAGCTTGAGCAACATACCACATAATATCACCCAACTCGATAATCAGGTGCTCACGGTTGTCTTCATTATAAGGTTTGCCCTGAAACACCATCTTCTTGACGATTTCCATAAACTCACCACCTTCTGCATTAATACCAACAGAAGCAGTCAGAAGACGCTCAATATTTGCACCTTTCTCATCCAGTGCAACCAGACGATCGGAGAGAGCAAGAAAGTCCTTCGATGCATCAGAAGTTACAGCATCGACAAACTCTGCGTACTTATCAAAATCAACGTGTTTTGCAGTTTCCATTAAAATTTAAATCCTTCAAACGACTTTTTAGGTTTCTTGTCTTCGTAATCATTATACTCGTCATCCTGCCCAGAGTCAAGAATGTCCTTCTGGGCAGACTGTTCACAATCATACAGTCTCATCTTTGCCCTGTCAATACCCACAATAAAACGCTTGTAGATAGTGGGGTCATTATATCGGTTCTTCAACTGTTTCACCATAAGTTGTCCCAACCCTTCGAGTTCTTCAGTAGAAATAAGGGCAAACATAAGATCAGCAGTAGCAGGAAGACCAAAGGACTCACTAGTATCAGTGAGTTCAACATCAGAGCTACCATAACCAGAGCGAGTAGTTTGGGTGGCTGATACGATAGGGACATTTGCCTCGACGGCAAGACCCCTAAGTTCTTCAGCAATCGCTTTGATATAGCTATATGAATTGACAGAAAGGTTCGACTTATACCTGCTGGAAGCACATATATTAAGGTAATCAATGAAAATAATATCAGGTCTAAATGACTTCTTAAGTGCCAATTCATTAAGCAATGCCTTAAAGTGTCCACTATGCGCTGAAGCAGTGGGATACTCTTTAATTATAAGAGAACCCTGAGTCTTCTTGGCAAGTTTAGTGACCTTATTCTCAAAGGTTGTTTTAGGAAGATCTGTTATATCTTGGATGTTGACGTTGAGAAGGTTTGCGTCAATACGTTCAGCAATTTTCTCCTCTGCCATCTCCATTGTAACGTAAAGTACGTTATGTCCGTTAAGCAGACAGGCGCTAGCCATGTGACACATGAAAAGAGACTTACCAACACCTGTCCCAGCAAGAGCGATGTTAAGAGTCTTATTAGGAAGACCACCTTTCGTAATCTTGTTAAAGTATTCAAGATCAAACGGGATACGATCCTCTTTTCTGTGATAGGACTCATAACGTGCTTCATAATCGCTTAAGTAATCGTGACCGATATGGTTGTCAAAAGATACTGCCAGAGCATCAGAAAGAATAGAAGGAATCGCATCACGATTCTTCTTCTCATTATTGCCATCAGCAATATTGATGGATTCCATAAGTGCCAAGTAGATAGCACGATCACGGCACCACTTTTCGGTGGTATCGAGCAACCACTGCTTATCCACTACAGCATCATGAAAACCATCACTGATTTCACGAACTTCCTTAACCTCAGTTTCGGTTAGGTCAGTACGATTCTCCAACTCAATCTTGAGTGCTTCGGTAGTGATTGCCGAACCATACTTCACAATAAAATGGACAATTTCTTGAAAGATAACTTTCTCTGTCCGTTGATCAAAATAATCAGGTTGAATAAAAGGAATTACCTTTCTTGAATATTCTTCATTGTAGACAAGGTTTCTGAGAATTGTGGTCTCAATTCGTTCCATAAGAGAATTCTTGTTTCGCGGCAGCATCAAGTTGCTGCATTACTTCTTCGGTAAAATACTGATCTGGGTTCTTCAAGATTTCCTTTGCGTAAATCTTCTTACCATTGATCTCATAACGCCCCGCAGTATTCTTCCAGAGTCCAGCGAGTTCCCCGAGTTCCAGAAGACCATAATAGCGATCAAGACCACGCTCATCATAAAATAGACGGACATTGACTTCTTGGTTCTCCTTACTCAAACGCGACTTAGCAGTCTTTGCCTTTATAATGTTTCCAACAACTTCTGTTCCATCTTTCTCTTTTTTCTTTGAAAGATAGATGATTGTAGAAGCAGCATACTTAAGACCAGAACCACCACCCATCTCCTTTGTAGGAACATAAGCACCGATAACGTCATAAGTGTGGTTGGTAACAATCATTGGAATGTTTGCTTGTCCCAACTTGAGAGTGAGCATACGGAAGGCACCTTTTACAAGTTGCGATTTAGTCATATCACGAACTTGTTTGTCGTTCAGTGCGTCAGTAATCTCTTTCTCAGTGGAAAGCATCCCCAAAGAGTCTAACACAAACATACAAGGTTTGCGTTCTTCTACAGGTTTTTTTAAGTAAATATCAACTGCCTTGAGTGCCTTACCACGAAACTCTTCGATGGTAACAACATTTACAACAACCAAACGACTCAAATCAATCCCACGACTTTCTAAGAGTGATTTATTAACAGCAGCTTCAGTATCGAAATAGAGGCAATAACCATCAGGGTTGGTATCAAGAAAATTCTTAACGACAGCGAGAGAGAAGAAAGTCTTTCCAGTAGAAGACTCTCCAGCAATAGCAGTAATCTTATTCCCAGATACACCACCAAATATGCTACCTGAAACCAGTGCGTTAAAAATGTACGAACCTGTGTCAACATAAGTTTCTGTTTCGTCAATGTCAGAAGCAAGTTTGGTATACTCGCCGCCAACTTCTTTTACAATTTCTTTAAGAAAGTCCATCAATTATCTCCAATAAAAACATAATCTGGATGTTGAGATTTAAACATCTCTACTGCCTCTTCAGTTCTAAAAAACTTAAAGAGTGTTGTATTTGGAAACTCTTTGATGTAATAATTCAGTTTAATCATCACGCTACCATCCCATATTGTTCACGAAGAATTTTTTTGTAAGGAAGATTCTGCTCACGAAGTTCCTTCACAAGTTTAAGTTTTTGATACAATGCAGTATCACCACCAAGATGCA